GTTGGTCGTCCCATCGCCGGTGTCGATTGCAAAGCTGCGACATGTTGCCGAGAATGTCACGGTCGCGCCCGCCGCTGAGCTGCTGATGACCGATCCGGCAGTTGACCACGATCCGGTGACGCTATCCCGTGCGGTGCCTACTTTAATCGTCGGCGGCTGCTCGTAGTCGGCGCTATCGGCGTACAGCCGAGCCGGAAGCGGCGTTGGTGCAGCGGTCAGGCTTCCTAGCTGCGCCTCGATCAACCCTGCTGACACCCCATGTCCAAAGTCGTTCGGATGCACATTCGTCCCGACCGGGTAAAAGTCTGAGACAACGTTCGTGAGCGCCGCTACCCGCGCTTGCACTTCTGCACAATAATCAGCGATTGGCACACCGTAGTAACTCGCCAGTGTGATCAGGTTCTGGCGCACCGCTTCATTCACGGCTGTCGCATCATTGACCGCCCGATCTGCAACGATCAAATGGAGTGGCAGTACCACCCGCACGCCGGGCAACTCGGTGATGATGCGGCGTAAAAGCGCCTCTTCACGCGCCTGGAATGCCGCAGTCGAGCCGTCGTTACAGGCGTATTCCATAATCACGATCTTGGTATTGGCACGCTCGACATCGGCTATCAAGCGTGTGAGTCCGTACCATGAGTTTGTTGACGAGATGCCCGCGTTGACGTGCGTCCAGTTGTAGGATGCATGATTGTTATTGATCCACGTTGCCACCAGCGCGACGTAGTTTTTAACGACCGTCGATGCGCTGAGGCCAAACGTGATACTGCCCCCCATGTAGGATGCATTTGCAGGGTTAGGCAGCACCGCGTCAAAAGGGCCACGTAACGCCTGCACCTCCATTGTACAGGCTTGTTTTTTCTGTTGTGGTCAACAGGCGGTTTTCAATACCAACTTCGTCAATGAGTGCGGTTGGTGCGCCGATGGTATTGCGTGCGCCAATTTCTAATTCTGCGCTTGCACCCGCTTGAAACACACCAGCCGCATTCATAGCAGCGGTATAAATCGTTCCGTTATTTACCTGAATACCCAACAAATGATTGACCGAATCGTGCCAACACACAACCAGATACCACGTACTTGTCGAGAGCGCGGGCGTGGTTGCCGTAACTGACGGATTGTTCGATCCATCATAGCTCGCGGTAAACTGAAACTTACTACTCCCGTCGAGTTGCAGCGAATACTGTTTGTGCGTCGCATCGCCCCAGCGCGTGATAAAGCCCGGAAAACCGCTGAGAGCGCCGGGATTGATCCACCCCCAGATCGTAAAATCGACATTGCCGAAGTTGAACACCAGATCGGTGCTCTTGAGATACTTTCCCGCGCTGCCATCGCACGATAGCGCGTTGCCAATCTTGCCCGCCGCAAACGTGTTCGTACCGACTTGTGTGAGCGTGTAGCCGTTCCCACTTGAGTCGGCGGTATCGCTCAACTTGTAATAGGCGATCAGTCCCGTTAGGATCGAGGATGGTCCACCATCCACACCCGCGCGGAATAGCCTTTGTGTGCCTGGCCCGATGTAGGTCATGCGGATAGTCCTATGGGCGGCAGCGGACTTCTGAAGCCCCCGCCCGTCGAAGGCGTTGCGCCTTCAAGGCTGCCAATCCCCAAAAGCCACAGCGGCGTGGAGAAGCCCGCGCCCGCGATCTCCATTATCGGCACCGCCCCGCGCACGAGCCATACCGCGCACAGCGTCAGCGTGTCATGCTTGACCGCGCGCTCGACTTGATAGATCACGCTCCCGATATGTAATTCATCCGCCTCGATCACGTCGGCGTCATAGGCCAATTCCGCCAGCATATCGGCCTTCTGCACGCCCCAATCGGCCAGCAACTGCAACGCGCGCGCGTTCGGCGCGACGATGTGCACCAGGATCGCAGCGGTGTGCAGCGTCGGCCCGGCGCGCTTGCCGCTGGCGCTGGCTGGGTTGCGCCACACGCTCGCGCTCGTGGTCTGGCGTCGGCGGGCCAGCATGCGCCCGAGTCCAGTGTTTTCGGGGTGGCCGCTCACCAGCGCCTCCCATTTTCCCGCGAAGGCACGCGAAGGCACGCGAAGGGAGAACGATTCGATTCGTCTACTCTTCTTCGCGCGTCTTCTGGCTTGCTTCGCGGGTAATCTCGTTCGTTCACCAGTGCCCCCGCCGGCCCGTCGCCACCGTAAAGCGCGTCGGGCGCGTGCTGAACAGATCACCGACATCGAGATAGGCGTCAAGCTCGGCCTCGGCCCGCGTGCGCAGCGTATCGGCCTGGATCTGCGGATCGACCTCGCGCCGCCGGTACTCGTGGTCAGGGAAGCGCTCCAAAGTGATCTGTGGCAGCGCGCCGACCAGGCGCGACGCCGTGAACAAGATCGCCGCCGTCTGCGCATGCAGCAAGGCCGTGCCCGTGCGCGACTCGGCCAGCGGATCGATCAGCAGCACGTCGCGCATGCCCGCACCGACATACAGATCGAGCGCGATGATCGCGTCGGGCAGCGTCGCGCTGTCGAGCGTCGTCTCGATCGCGGCGCGGATTGACGGGTAGTCGGCCGATGTCAGCAGCGTGGTCAACTACTTGCGCTCAGCCGCGCGCGTGCCGGCCTGCGTCTCTTTCTCAGCGGCCTGCATCCGACCGACCTCGACCAGTTCACCGCTGGCAATCTTCGCGCGCACGCCCGGCGTATCGCCAACCTCGTAGATATTCTCTTCGCCGGGATAGCCGACGATGAAAACCTCGTGATTCTTATTGTCGGTCAGCGGATGCAGCTCGTCGGCCTCCATCAGTACGACATGCCGGTCAGCCTGCGCCGGCGGTACTTGGACTTGCATAACGGTATCCTTTTCACGCACGGACAAACGTGCGGCTTAGGTCTCCAGCGTCAGCGTCTTGACTGCGCCGGGCTGCAACACGGCGAAATTCTCGACTTCGGTGAGGTACAGCGTCTGCTCCTGACTCGACGCCCAGCGCTCGATCTCGTCAATCGTGCCGCCGATCTCGGTGACGCGCTCCAGCGCCCGGCTGCTGTCGAACTCGACCAGCGTATCCGTAGCAACATCGGCAGTCACGCCCGTCACCGTGCCATCCTTCAGCGTCTGGCGATTCTGCGGTCGGTTGGTCGGATCGTACATATACGTCGGCACGGCCACGCCCGACGATCCGATGTTGAGCAGCTCCAGTTTGACTACATCGCCCTCCGCGCCAAACACATGCGTTGGCGTGAAGTAGGGAAGAAACTTCTTTTGGAAGGTGCGCCAGGCCAGCAGCGTGACGGTCTTGCCGGTGGCCGCTGCGTCGAGATCGGTCTTCGCGCGCCAGTTCACGGCCGCCGTACCGCTATTGCCGTCGCCTGAGACCATGACATTGATCGCCCAGCTCACTTTATCGATCTCGTTTTGGGTGGCCAGCTGGCGCAGCCAGAACACGATCTTATCCAGGCGCGTGCGGCGCAGGCTCTCGTACGTTGCGCGAATGCCGCGCCCGTATTTGAGCAGGTTAATCGAGTTGGTGCTGGTGGCCAGCTTCGCGACCGGGATCTCCGCCCCCTCGGCGACGCGCACCATGCGCGACTGCGCGGCGGTGTTCGTGAGGTACACCGCGCGGTAGGCGTTGCCCGTGATCGGCGTCGTCAGCGCGATAATATCATTCAGCATGATCGGCGCGAGCAGCGGCGTGGTCTGGAGCATGTGCGATGACTCGGCGTACGGGCGCAGACTGCCGCCGACAATATCGTCCGATGAGGTATACAGCGCGCGGGTATTGGCCATCCCGCCATACGCCACCTCACGACAGATGCGCGCGACGAACTCCGGCACCAGGCTGCGGTGGCGCGGCGACTGATCGAACGCGCCCCACTCGTCCGCGTACAGCCCCGCCGCCATGTTGCTGCGTGGATTGATGCCCGCGCCACACTCGACCAGCCGCTCGAATGCGTCAAGGCGGTCGTTGTAGCCGCCGCTCGGATCTTGCGCCTCCAGGAACACACTGAGGCTCACGCCCTCCTCGGCGGCGGCGCGGTAGACACTCGGCCCCATGCGGGCGAACAAATCGGTCGGGCCAGCGCGACCTTGCCGTACCTGCCCCTCGATAATCACTGGTGATGCCATAGCGTGTACTCCATGACGGCGCGCGGGCCGGACTACAAAACGATTAGAGGCAGACGATCACGGCGGTCGTCACACTGGCGTCAACGATGCAGCCGCGCGCCTTCGGACTCTCGGCGGCGACCGACACACGAATGTAGCCCTTGGCCGACGCTGCGCCAAGCGCGCCGACAATCGTGCAGCCGAGGGTCAGTCCCGCCGACGCGCCGCCGGGCAACTCCATGAAGCCATCGATCTGCACATTGGCCTTATTGTCCGACTCGACGCTGATCAGCTTGCCAACGACCGGCTCGGCGTCGCTCACCAGCTGCACGGTGCGCGCAGCCGAGAACGATACCGCCTTGCCGATCATGGTGGTGGCCGCGCCACTCGCCAGCGTCCCGTCGTAGGTGATCGTGCTGTTGTCGATCAGGTACGTGACCGACTGCGCGTCGATCTCGTCAAACGCGGTCGTGTTCCGTGGATTCGTGAGTGCCATAGACGTAACTCCTTCTGTTTTCCGCGAGAGATGCGCGCAGGGGCGATACGCCTAGCCGCGCAACTGCGACGTGTTGACTTTCTTCCAGCCGACGGGCTGATCGGGATTCGCCTCGTCGGTGGTCGCGCGCCCGCCCGGCAGCACCGCGTCCCCGATGATCCGCCAGCTCTCCGCGAATGACTTGACCAGCGATATCGGGCTGCTCTCCAGCATCGCGCGCTGGGCCGCGCCTTGCTCTGCGCCGAGTGCCCGTACCGCCTGCCGCTCGGCCTGCGCGATCATATCCGTGCGGTAGGTCGCGCCGTCGGCCGCCAGCGGCGTAAGTCGGCGCACTTCATCGGCCAACCAGCGGATACGATCAAGTCCCGTGCGGTCGCTGGGCACGCCGGCCGTTTCGAGGATCGCTTGTAGCTCGCGCTCATCGGGCGCATGGCCGTTGCCATTCGATTCTGCTCCCATAGCTGCTCCTGTTGCTACCAGGCGCTTGCCCGGCAGATTGATCCGATAGCGCTGCTCAATCAGCCGCGCCTGGCTTGGCGATAATCGGCCGGCTTCTGCGGCCTTCTGCGCCTGGAGCACGGCAGCTCCCGGCGTCGCGCCGTCGTAGACCGGACTGTATTCGGAGAGGTGCCCGTTCACAATCAGCCCGGTACATAGCGCCATGATTTTCGCACCCGCCGATCCTGCGCTGCCGGCGACGGTGACTTCGTACTCAAAGCCTGGAATATGCATACAGTCCCAACTGCGCCACATATCCAGGCCGCAGATTGAACAGATGCAGGTTGCGCCACGATACGGGAAGCCGACCGACACATCCCGTACCACACCGCCGCGCAACTTGTTGATCACACTGGCGCTCGACTCGTCGCGCAGGGCGTAAGCGTCGGAGGTCACGCGCGTGACCTCCCCGATATGCTCCAATGTCCCGCTCAGGCTATAGCCAATCGGCAAGGATCGTGTATCGTGACCAATCAGCACGGCCACGCCGGCCGCCGCGTCCGCTGCGAAATTGGGCAGCGTGGTCGCCGGATCCATCACGGTATAGTAGGCATCGAGCCGATCCGAGCTGATCTCGCTCAGCCAGAAGAACGGCGGGAACTCGTCAAAGATCGTCGGATCGGGCGCGCGGCTCTTTGCCAGGGTCAACAGCTCGGTGGGCGCGGCGCGCACGATCACCCGCGCGCTGGTATAGCCGATCTGGTCGTCAATGTCGCTCATTCCGGCTCCTTGATGCGCGGGTCGCTCGGCGGGGTGCGCTTCGGCGCGTCGGCAGCCTTCGACTTCGGCGGCATGGGCGTGGTGCCGGTGCTATGTGCCAGCCAGGCCGCGCCAATGTCGTACACGCGCGCGGTGCCGTCGGTGGCGCTGCCAGGCGCGCGGTAGCGGTCGCTCGCTGCGTTGTAGATCCATCCGGCCGCGATGAGTTGCTCGTGACGGGGGGTGTCGCTCATGGCTTTGCTCCTGTATCGCCCGCGCCGATGGGCAGCGCGGCGGGTGTCGCGCCCGTGCTGCGCGGCTCGGGTACGTCGGCGTCATGTCCAGTAATCGCCTGACTGGCCTCATCTTGCGATGTCCATCCTGCGGCGAATTTATTGCGCTCATTCGTGATGCGCATGCCTTCGGTGGTCGCATCTCTGAGCATCTCGGCCGCGCGCAGCTCGCTAAATCGCCACTCTACGACCGCCGGGATGCCCTGCGCGCGTAAGGCCAGCGTACACAGATGCTCCAGCAGACTCTCGCACAGATGCTGAATCGCCTTGATACCCGCAACGTGAATCTCCCACGCGCGCGTTGCCTGCGTCTCGGTCGTGCTCTGATTCGTCGCCATGAGCAGCGACATGGACTTCAGCGCGCGGGTGATCATGCGCTCCAGCGCCTCAATCACCATCGGCATCGCGCCCAGGCTGTCAGCGCCGAGCGTGCCGACCGGGCGATTGATCACGCTATCGTCGGTGTGAATATAGGCCTGGTCAGGCTCCAAACGCTCGTAGGCGGCCTGAATCTGCGCAATCGCCTCATTGACCCATGCCTGCTGTTTCGCTGGGTCGTGCGCGTCGGCAGCTGGCATGCTGGCCAACACGCGCTCCATCATCACGCTGATGTCGATGCGCGGGTAGCCCTGCTGCTGCACGACGCGGCGAATGTCATGCAGCATGGCCAGCAGAAAGACCGCTGAGAACAGCGCCGGCCCGGCAATCGCGCGGCCCTCGGGATGGCCCGGAAACGGGTCGATGGGCAGATAGCGGATCGTGTCGCGATCG